ACTATTCCCAACACTCAATCACCCAATTTTGAGATAGCACCCGAAGAAATGGAAATCCTGCGCCCAGAAGACCCCCCCATGTCTGATGAGGAATGAAAGGGTAGGGGGGGTATATGTTTAAAACTGAGCAATTCATATATATGAATCTATCTTGCTCAAGTGGGCAAGATGCAATAAGTGTTTGATATTTATGATTATTGTAAAAACTTACGATAAAACGGGCAAAAAAATTGAGCTTCCAGTTGAGCGTTTTATTGTTAGGACGTACGAGGAAGGGAAGGAAAGGATCATGACTCAGAATCAGATGAGCATATATATAGCTATAGATGAGTTTTGGAAGAAGTATGGGTTTGGTCCTACGGTGGAGAACATACAGTATATGACTGGGGATAAGAGTAGGAGTAATGTGCATAGGATCATGAGGCGACTCGTTGAACTTGGAGTATGTAAACAGACACCCCGCCGGGCGCGATCCATTCGGCCTTCTTATATCAAGCTTTATAAAGTGGACATGCCGGAATGAAAGAGCGCAACTGATGCAGGACTTACTGGACAGGATTGCAGAGTTACCCGCGCACGTACAGGCGGCTTTGTTTGAGGATCTTGCTGCGCTTAAGGCTGCCGAGGATAGGGAGCGGGCTGAGAAAGAGTTTCTATTCTTTGTTAAGCAGATGTGGCCCGGCTTTATAGATGGACGCCACCATAAGGTCATGGCAAAGAAGTTCCAAGAGATCGCCGAGGGGAAGACGAAGAGGCTGATCATCAACATGCCACCGCGTCATACTAAGTCAGAGTTTGGAAGCTTTATGCTACCAGCATGGTTCTTAGGTAAGTTCCCGCAGAAGAAGATCATCCAAACATCTAACACGGCTGAACTTGCGGTTGGCTTTGGTCGTAAGGTTCGTAACCTTGTGGGGTCTGAACAGTATGCCAAGATCTTTCCGAACGTGAGTTTAAGATCTGACTCTAAAGCCGCAGGACGTTGGGCAACCAATCAGAACGGAGAATACTTCGCTATCGGTGTTGGGGGTACGGTGACAGGTAAAGGTGCAGACCTACTTATCATCGACGACCCGCACTCTGAGCAGGAAGCTGCGTTGGCCTCTACCAGTCCTGAGATCTTCGACAAGGTGTATGAGTGGTATACATCGGGTCCACGTCAGCGTTTACAGCCGGGTGGATCTATCATCGTCATCATGACCCGCTGGTCCAAAAAAGACTTAACGGGCAGGATTCTACAAGCCTCTGTAGACAGGGATGGGGATGAATGGGAGGTGATAGACTTTCCTGCGATCCTGCCGTCGGGTAATCCTTTATGGCCTGAGTTTTGGTCGATAGAGGAACTGGAAGCGTTACGCAATGAACTCCCTGCCGGGAAGTGGAATGCCCAGTACCAACAGCAGCCGACGTCCGAAGAAGGCGCGATTGTAAAACGGGAGTGGTGGCGTATCTGGGAGGGAGAGCGTCCCCCGCCTTGCGACTACTTAATCCAATCTTGGGATACCGCTTTTACTAAGAACGAACGATCTGACTATTCAGCCTGTACAACTTGGGGTGTGTTTTACTACAACGAGAACCCGAACGATGCTCATATCATATTGCTGGATGCGTTTAAGAGACGCATGGAGTTTCCTGAGCTTAAGGAGACGGCGTTCAATAATTATAAAGAGTGGGAACCGGATGCTTTCATCGTGGAAGCGAAAGCTGCTGGAGCGCCTTTGATTTACGAGTTAAGGGCGATGGGTATACCCGTAGAAGAATATTCCCCTAGTCGTGGAAATGATAAGATCGTCCGCATTAACTCTGTATCTGATTTATTTGCGAGTGGTAAAGTATGGGCTCCTGCTACACGTTGGGCAGATGAGTTGATAGAAGAAATGGCAGCATTCCCAAACTCGGATCACGATGACTTAGTGGACTCATCCACACAGGCATTGATCAGATTTCGTAAGGGCGGATTTATAAGGTTGGACTCCGACGAACCGGAAGATCAACAATACTTTCGCCGTAAGCGTGAATATTATTAAAGGATCAATATGATAGAGAAAGGTCTTTACCAAGCACCAGAAGGTTTAGAAAGCCTTCAACAAGAACCCGATATTGAAATCGAGGTTGTTGATCCTGAAGAAGTCACTGTACATATGGGCGATACAGTCATCCATATGGGCCACGAAGAAGCAGATAACTTTGATGAGAATCTGGCAGAAGTATTAGATGAGAAGGTAATGACGTCTTTAGTCTACGACCTTCTTGGTGATTATGAGAGCGACGTAGCCTCACGCCGAGATTGGATGCAGACCTATGTAGACGGTATACAATTACTTGGCCTAAAGATTGAAGAACGTACAGACCCTTGGCCCGGAGCCTGCGGTGTATATCACCCTATGCTATCGGAGGCATTGGTAAAGTTCCAAGCCGAGACAATGATGTCTACATTCCCCGCAGCGGGACCAGTTAAGACAGAGATCATTGGTAAAGAAACCCCAGAGAAGAAAGAAGCTGCTATCCGCGTTCAAGACGATATGAATTACCAGATCGTGGACAAGATGCAGGAGTTTCGTCCTGAGCACGAACGTATGTTGTGGGGCTTGGGTCTTGCAGGAAATGCATTCAAGAAAGTTTACTTCGACCCGTCTTTAGATAGACAAACATCTGTGTTTGTACCAGCAGAAGATCTCGTCGTTCCTTATGGCGCTTCTGATTTAAATAGTGCAGAACGCGTTACCCATGTAATGCGTAAAACGGAAAATGAGCTTAGAAAACTGCAAGTTGCAGGGTTTTATTTAGATGTTGATTTAGGAGAACCATCTAACCAGCTTGATGAGATTGAGAAAAAGATTGCGGAGAAGATGGGATTCCGCGCAAGTGTGGATGATCGGTATCAAATATTAGAGATCAACGTTAACTTAGATTTAGAAGGTTTTGAGCATACAGATAAGAAGGGAGAGCCTACAGGTATTGCTTTACCTTATATCGTTACGATAGAGAAAGGATCGGCGAAGTGTTTGTCTATCAGACGTAACTGGAGACCAGAGGATAAACGCCATGCAAAACGTCAGCACTTTGTTCATTACGGCTATGTGCCGGGTTTTGGCTTTTATTGTTTTGGCCTGTTGCACCTTATTGGGGCATACGCTAAATCTGGAACTTCTATCCTCCGTCAGTTGGTGGATGCTGGAACTTTATCCAATTTGCCGGGTGGATTCAAAGCCAGAGGATTAAGAGTTAAAGGCGATGACACTCCTATCAGTCCGGGAGAGTTTAGAGATGTAGACGTACCCAGCGGTACGATAAAAGATAACTTAATGACGTTGCCATACAAAGAACCCAGTCAGGTTCTGGCAATGTTGTTGGATAAAATTATTTTAGAAGGCAGAAGTTTTGCAGGAGCGGCTGACATTCAAGTTGCAGATATGTCGGCTAATACACCTGTAGGAACTACGCTGGCAATTTTAGAAAGAACGTTAAAGGTTATGACTGCGGTTCAAGCCCGTATTCATTATTCCTTTAAGCAAGAACTTGGATTGTTGCGGGATATTATCCGCGATTACACACCTGACTCTTATACATATGAGCCTGTAGAAGGGAAGTCTTCTGCTAAGAAGTCTGATTATGATTTAGTTACTGTCATTCCAGTATCTGATCCCAATGCTTCTACGATGGCACAGAAGATTGTGCAGTATCAGGCGGTGATTCAGTTAAGCCAGACTGCCCCACAAATCTACGACTTGCCTTATCTCCATCGTCAGATGCTGGAAGTATTGGGGATTAGGAATGCAGAAAAGATTGTCCCTATGGACGACGACGCAAAACCGCTAGATCCTGTTTCCGAAAACATGGATGTACTCAAAGGCAAGCCGTTAAAAGCGTTTATCTTCCAAGATCAGGATGCACACATCACAGCACACCAATCTTTTATGCAGGATCCAATGGTGACGCAGATGATTGGGCAAAATCCGCAGGCCAATCAGATTATGGCTGCCCTTCAGTCTCACTTAGCAGAGCATTTAGGCTTTAAATACCGCAATCAAATTGAGAAACAAATGGGTGTTACGTTGCCGCCCCCAGAAGAGCACTTGCCACCACAAGTTGAAGTGCAGTTATCCCAGCTTATTGCTCAAGCAAGCCAGCAAGTTCTAGCTGGAAATCAAAACCAAGCTCAACAAGCGCAGATTCAACAGCAGCAACAAGACCCGATTGTGCAGATGGAACAGCAGAAATTGCAGATTCAGCAGGCTGAATTGCAGCTTTCTCAGCAAAAACAGCAGGCAGAACAAGCATTTAGACAGGCTGAAATACAAAACGAACAGCTTAAAATAGCCACTCAAAAAGAGATTGAAATGGCAAAAATTGAAGCTGAAAAGGGCCATAACATGGCTACAGCAGCCGCAGAAGAGCAGAAATTACGTATGGAATTGGCTGTAGATGCGGCTAAAGCAGCAGCTAAAAATGAGATAGATAGGCAAAAATGATAGAAAAAGCACTGGCTTACCTAGTAAGTGAGCTCACGAAGCAGATTGAAAGCATTCAAGAGAACCTTGCAGATGATAATTGCAGGGATTTTCCTGAGTACAAGAAGGCATGCGGCGAGGTTAAGGGTCTACTTTCCGCAAGAATGCTCATATTAGACCTGCAAAAACGAGTGAACGAAGAAGATGAGTGAAATTTTAATTGGGATTAACCCAAACAATCCAGTAGTAGTAGAAACGGCTAGTGCTCCGGCAGAAGAAAAGGCAAAACAACTTCCAAAACCAAGTGGATATTACATTTTATGTGCGATCCCGGAGATGGAAGACATGTTTGACAATGGTTTGGCTAAAGCTGAAGAGACTATTAAGAACGAAGAGATCTTAACGACTGTTTTGTTCGTAGTTTCTTTGGGACCAGACTGTTATACAAACAAAGAGAAATTCCCATCCGGCCCTTGGTGCAAGGAAGGCGACTTTGTTTTAGTCCGACCCCACGCAGGATCAAGGCTTGTCATTCATGGCAGGGAATTTCGCATGATATACGACGATTCAGTCGAAGGAACCGTAGAAGATCCACGCGGTATCTCACGTAAATAGAGGGAAACATCATGGCAGAAATGGACAAACCGGGTTTTACGTTTCCAGATGAAAAGGAAAATGACACCTCAGCAGAAGATGAAAAGCTTTTATTGGAAATAGAAGACGATACCCCGGAAGAAGACCGTGGGCGTGTTTCTTTTCCAGAAGAAGTAAAGAAAGAACTCTACGAGGACGAGCTAGAAGATTACTCGGACAAGGTAAGAAAGAAGCTGGTCAAGATGCGTAAGCTTGCTCACGATGAACGTCGTGAGAAAGAGCAGGCTTTAAGGGAACAGCAGGAAGCAATTACTGTTGCCCAGCGCATTATGCAAGAGAACAATAGGCTTAAGTCTAGTTTGCATGAGCGAGAGAAAGATGTACTTCAATCTATCCAACGCGCTGTTGATTTAGAGTTAAGCGAAGCCAAGCGCCACTATAAAGAAGCATATGAGTCCGGTGAAACAGATCGGATGATAGAGGCACAGCAACAATTAACAGAAGCATCTATGAAGGCGGATAAGGTAAAAAACTATCGGCCTGCTCCTCCAGAGCCAGAATATGATATTCCGCAACCACGGGTTCAGCAGCAACAAGTTCAGCCTGATCCTATTGCAATGGAGTGGAAAAAAAACAACGAATGGTTTGGTGACGATGACGAAATGACTAGCCTTGCCCTAGGGTTACATGAAAGACTTAAAAAAGAAGGTGTAGTTATTTCATCACCGGAGTATTATCGCCGTATAGATGAAACCATGCGGAAGCGCTTTCCAGAAAGATTCGAGAGCGACGAGGAAGAAAAGGAGTCGCGCCCTGCAAAACTAAGCACGGTTGTAGCCCCGGCTACCCGGAGCACAGCATCAAAGAAAATTCGTCTTAAGACGACACAACTGGCGATTGCAAAGAAGTTAGGATTAACTCCAGAACAATACGCTCAAGAAGTCCTTAAATTGGAGTCATAAAATGGCTGACAACAGAACACCTAGAGAACTGACAACCCGTGTAACGATGGAGCGCCCCAAGCAGTGGACTCCACCCGATCTTTTACCAGAACCGGATAAAGAAGCTGGGATGTCTTACAGATGGATTAGAGTTTCAATGCTTAACAACGCAGACCCCCGAAACGTTTCCGCAAGATTACGCGAAGGTTGGGAGCCCGTTAAGTTGGAAGAACAACCGAAGTTTAGACTGCTAGTTGATCCTGATAGTCGTTATCAAGACGGCATTGAGATTGGCGGATTATTGTTATGCAAGACTCCTACGGAACTGGTTGAGCAACAGCAGGCTTATTATCAAAACCTGACTCGCCAAAACGAAGAGGCTGTAAACAATAGTTTAATGCGCCAGAGTGACGCACGTATGCCTCTCTTTAGGGAAGGGAAAACGTCTGTTAGCTTTGGAAGAGGTTAACAAATTCAATGGAGATTTAAATGGCTGCTTATCCTTCAGTACCGGCCCCATACGGGCTAAAGCCGATCAATCTTATTGGTGGTCAAGTTTTTGCTGGATCAACGCGCAAGCTACCTATCCAGTACAACTACGCTACTAATATTTATTACGGCGACTTTGTAACTCAAACTCGTGGTTATGTACAACGCGCAAGCGTTACCACTGGTACTGGTTTGAACCAGACCATTGGTATTTTCTTGGGCTGTTCATACACCAACCCCGTAACCAAGCAACTGACTTTCTCACAGTATTACCCAGCAAGTACGACAGCAGGTGACATCTTCGCTATCGTGACTGATGATCCTGATACCGTGTTTAAAGCAGCTATGATTACTGCCACTGGTGGTTCAACCATCGGTTCTGCAAACACTTCCTTAATTGGACAGAACGTTTCAGCAACTGATTTGGCTGGTAGCTTATTGACTGGTGATTCTTCTAACGGCGTGTTGACTCCTTATGCAACCCCCGTTACTACGACTTTGCCTTTGCGTATTATTGACTTGGTGCGTGATACTGCTGTTCCTCTTGGAACTGCAACGTATTCGTCCATCAGTACCGCAACGATTACTACCACTGCTGGTATTCCTTTTGCATTGCCCGTAGGTACTGAAGTGGGTTCGTTGAACTCCGCAGGTCAGTACATCGGTTCTGGTTCATTTGTGATTGGCGCTGGCGATGGTACTTCCGTTGCCGCAGGTTCTACTTCAATTATCATGAACCAAGCACCCGTTACCGCATTTGCATCAGGCGCAACGTTGGTGTTCACCCAATATCCAGAAGTGTTAGTCAAGTTGCAGTTTGGTCTGCATGCTTACTACTCTGCAACTGGCAAAGCTTAAGGAGTAATCTAACATGGCAATTTCACGCGCACAGTTATTAAAAGAACTTCTTCCGGGCTTGAATGCATTGTTCGGCTTAGAGTACGCACGTTATGGTGAAGAGCATAAAGAGATTTATGAAATCGAAACCTCCGAGCGTTCGTTTGAAGAAGAAACCAAACTGTCTGGTTTCTCTGCTGCACCTGTCAAGGCTGAGGGCAACGCAATCGCCTATGACAACGCGCAGGAAGCTTGGACTGCTCGCTATCAGCACGAGACCATTGCTCTTGGTTTCTCGCTGACAGAAGAGGCTATCGAGGACAACTTGTATGATTCTCTATCGGCGCGCTATACCAAAGGTCTGGCTCGCGCTATGGCGTATACGAAACAAGTTAAGGCGGCAGCTATTCTGAACAACGGCTTCTCATCAGCTTATGTTGGTGGTGACGGCGTATCGTTGTTTAGCACTGCACACCCCTTGGTTAACGGCGGTACTAACGCTAACACCCCATCAACCCCTGCTGACTTGAATGAAACCGCATTGGAAAATGCTGTGATTCAAATCGCTGCATGGACTGATGAGCGTGGTTTGCTGATCGCTGCTAAACCCCGTAAATTGGTTGTTCCTCCTGCTCTGCAATTCGTTGCTACTCGTTTGTTAGAGACCAAACTCCGTGTTGGTACTAACAACAACGATATCAACGCCATTGAGAACAATGGTTCAATCCCCGAAGGCTACACGATCAACCACTTCTTGACCGCAACCAACGCATGGTTCTTGACCACTGACGTTCCTAACGGTCTGAAGATGTTCGTTCGTACCCCCTTGCAGAACAGCATGGACGGTGACTTCGATACAGGTAATGTCCGTTACAAATCTCGTGAGCGTTATAGCTTTGGCTATTCCGATCCACTAGGCGTATACGGTTCTTACTAAGCAAAAAGAAGGGGGCTTCGGCCCCCTTTTTGTTTAAATGGTGTACACTAAATCATTCTGGGGAAACACCCACACACCACCGCCCCAGCGGCACGATGCAACGATTGATGTGGGTACTTTTGCATAAGGAATAATCATGGGACGTAGTACATTTGAAGGCCCAATCTTAGCGGCTGACCAACGCTTTGGACCTCAGCGCGATGCTGGAACAGTACAACTGGTTCAAAATGCTTTCTTAGATTTCTCTGTATCAACTGCTGGCACAGCCAACTATGGCGGTGGTTCTGGAATCTTTGTTAGCTCAAACAACATTCCTAACAACGTAGGCACGATCTGGACTCCCCAGAGCGGTTCATATAGCACCAATGGACCTACTGTTGCTTCATCACCTACCGCTGATGCTTCAGGTACGAACTATCGTGGCGCAGTGTTTTTGATTCCTTACTTCTCAAACATCACCGATGTGATTGTAGATGTAGGTTCTATGCCATCTGACGGTACACATACCGTTACCGCAATTCAACCCTACGTTTCAAACGCATTTATTACCACTGGTAATGGCGTGTATGGAAGCATTGCATCGATCTCTGCTGCGGGTCGTTCAACTGCAACATTTACAGCGACTGCAACTGCAAACTCTGTTGTTCAGTTGGATAATGCTATCGGAACATTGCAAGACGTGCAGAACATTCAGCCCGGACAACAACCTACTTGGTTCTCTCAGGTTGTTGTGACACTGGGAATGACTGTTGCAAGTTTGACGTCTGTTAACAGTGGTCAGATCAATATCACGATCAAAT